AAAACTTTTTGCAAGTGAAAAAGTTTTCATTTTCTAACCAGCTCCGCGATAATTTCAGTGTACTTTTTATCGTAGCCATAATCGTTTATATACACGATGTTATAGTCATTTCCAGCGAATTTTATGAACATATCTTTATTCAATTTGATCTTCGGAGTCCGCATTAAAAAACGAGTTTTAACTTCTGAAAAGTCTGAGTTGGAGCGCAAGATTTCAGTACTGCTAACGTTTGTAACCTGCGCCCATGTCAGCAAAACAACAACTTCGGATTTTTTCTCAAAACCATCGGAATCCTTGTGCGTATCAAACTTTATCACCGCAATTTTTTTATCGAAGTTTCCTGGATTGATTACCATAGTCCACCTCTTACAATAGATTTACCGAATGCATACCCAGAATCGTCTCAACCACGCGGTTTAAGTGACTTTTATCAACGTAAAAACTGCGATTATCGTACATATCTTGCACCAGCACAAAAACCACAATTACGAAAGTTTCATGTCCATCTAGTTCAGGTTCAGAAAGTCCAGTGTAATCGCAAATGAAACATACAGCAGTTTGCAAAAATGTTGCTAATTCCAAAAGGTCTTCTTCAGCTAAACTTTCGTAGTCAAGTTTCAAGTAATTGGCCAAAGTTTTAACAGTTATCTCACTAACTGCGCGGAGCCCGCGCCGGCACTTCGCGTCCGAAGTCACATCTGAATTTGAATTCATCATCACGCGTCCTTTCTTTACGAAGTTTTAAGTTTTTTAATCACTCTCCATAAGCCCTGCGGCTTTTAATTTTTCCAACAAAGAATTAAAGTCTGTCTTTAAATCTGCGATTGTTGTTGCAGCACTTAAAGCTTGATTCTCAGCAACAGGGAAACCGCTTAACTTGGCCCCGTCTAGGACTTCTAAAGTTCCACCAATAACCAACTTGTCACCATTCTCCGAATAATTTTTCGTGTTATAGCTCATCTAAAAATCCCCCTAATCACACGGCTGCTGCCATTTTTAGACCGGCAATCATTTGATGATTTTGAATTTTTGAATCACATTCAGCCCAACCGACAATTCCTATTGCATTTTTATCAATATATTTTTCGCGCATGAGTTGAATTTCTAGGTTCTGAGAAATTTTCATCGCCATTCCTGCAAAATCGCCGTAAAGAACAGGAATATTGCCAGCTGTTGTTGCTTCCGGCATATTTTCTGAAACATAAACTGGTTTGCCCAAAAACTGCCACTCAAAGCCCGATGTTATGCCTTTTCCATAAGCTAAATAGTAATTGCCGGCTCCGTCTTTTGCTTTGCGAAGCTCAGCAAATACAGCCTTATTCATAATCCACATCGCATTTTTCTGATATTGCTGCGGAATAGCAAGCTGCAAGCTGATTAAATTATCTATTTTAGCTGCGTTTGCGGCGGTATAGGTTGTGTTTCCGGTTGCAACTAAGTTTGTTGTTGAGATTGCTCCCGTCATGTGGTTATTAGCTGCACCCGTTCCAACAAGCAACTCTTTCTCCCAAAACTCTGCAAACGCTTGAGCCATTTTGCTCGTCAGGAAATTTGTAACATTGATGTCGGCATTGTTCAAAAGCTTGCGACTAATGACCGACAAAGCCCCGTGTGAGTAACCTTTAAGCTCAATTGATGTGAATTTACCTTGACCTGCAACAAGCGCTGTGAATTCGTCACCCTGATATGCGACATTTACGTCACCTGTAGGACTGTCAACACCATTATCCGAGCCATAAACCGGGATTTCTAGCGTACCTTTAGTACTAAACTTCTCAACTTTTTCGTAAACAGGGGAAAGTTCCTTAACTTTTTCAATGATTTTTTTCGCAATGGTTGTCGGGACAATCGCACCATTGTTGCCATAAGATAATCCCGGGCTGGTTGCTCTTTCTTCACCTGTTACTATAAAATCTACAAAAGCTCGTTCCTCTTTCCTTTCCTCTTTGTCCTCAGCCGGAACCTCGCCTGCCGGTTTTTCTTTTTTCTCCTCAATGTCCATTTCTCTTGCTTCCTCCTCCGCGTTTATTGTTGCGTCAATTTCTAGGATTAACTTTTTCAGTTCATTAAACTTTGCGATTTCTTCTTCGGAAAGCGCGCGTTTTTCTGATTTTGCTTTGTCTAAGATTTCCTGCATCTTGTTTTGATTTTCTGCTCTTTGTTCGTCTAAATACTTTAATTTCATTATTTGTTACCTCATTTCTTTATTTCTTCGATTTGTTTTTCAAAGATGGAATAATCTATTTCTGATTTTTCAGTATTATCAATAACTTTCGCTTTAAAGTCTTCACCTCGATACTCTAATTTACTTAATTTAGCGGCTCGTGTCTCAATCGATGTACCAACATAACATGGAATTTTTTGTTCATCTATTATCGAAACTTCAGCCAAATTCATTTCATCCACAAATCGCCGTTTTAAGCCATTTTTTAACGCTTCTTCGTGTTCTTTTAATGCTTCAAAACCGAAGCTCCAACCACGGAGTTTATTTTGTTTGGCTTTTTCTATTACTTCACTGTCTGTAATTTTACAGATAGCCCGCAGTCCAATATTATCCTCGAAAAGCTCGATGTTTCCTTGCTTTGTTGAACCTAAAACCCTTGACGGTTCATGATTTAAAAGGCACAAGATATCATCGTTTTTTTCTAACGCTCGTTGAAAGGTTTTCGGGCTAATTTGTTCTACAAACTTTTCCCCTCGTTCATCCAGCATTGGTCGGAAATCCCTTGCAACTGCATTGACGTAGCCGTCTAAAATCACGCTGTCATTCCTGATTTCTATTCGCATTTTTAAATTCACCTCTAACTTTAATTTCAATAGAGGAATTAAAACAATTCATTTAAATCCACTCCGTAGATTTTCTGCCAAGCTTCTGCAGGATATGTTCTAACACTTCCATAGTTTGCATCGAATATTTTAGGCATTTCCAATTCGTGAGACGTGCAGTAATTTCTCAGCGGCTTCCAATCAAATTTTGATTTTAGCCGTATCTCTGCGGCCTTTATGCTTGAAAATTTTTTAGATCGGTCTAGTTCTATTTTCAATTTCTCCACTTCCTTCGATTTTTGGCTTGCAGTGTTCATGGTTGTTGCTGTCTTTTTGCCAGATATCCATGCCTTGGTGCGTATTGCCTCGTCTCTTTGTTTTTGCATAAGCTCTTTTTGCTCAACTTCGTCAGCATAAAGGCGTAAAGCCTCTGCGTAACTTTTTGGTGTGTATGAATATTTCCCAGTTTTACGAATTTGCGGCAAAACTTCGCTAGTAACCCACTTTTTAAATCTCTTAGCTGTAGGCAATTTACTCGATAGAATCAAGCTATAGAGACCACTTTCGTTAACAATGGGTGTACTTTGCATTCTTCCGATGGAGTCCTGAATTGGGACTTCATGAATATCATCTCCATCTACATGGTCTCGTATTGCCTTTGTCGCTCTTTCATACCCTAGGATTTCCGCAACGTCCTTGCCCACAAAATATGGCTCATCGTCGATTAATATCGTTCGGACTTCTCCAAAATCTTGATTTTTAAATACTGTTAAGCTGCTCATTTTCTGTTCCTCCATTTTTGTTTTCTATATTTGCAATTTGATTTGTGTTAGGAGTGTAAACTTCCTTTGTAACTGGGTTAAATAGCACGTCTTGGAGACCGAGTTTGATGAAGTTAAGCCCCAACGGTTCAAGGTTTTCAATATATCTGCATTCATCTATCTGCATCAAATTTGCATCAAGGGCTATTTTGTATGCCTCAAACCGCGTCTTAATGTCACCTTTGGTAATTTCTTTTGTATCAAAAGCAAAATAAAAAGACTTTTTTTCTTTTTCAAGAAGCAAGTCTCTGTTTAAAGCACATTCAAAAGTTATGAGAACTGGCATTACTGCAGTCTTTATAAAAGTTTCCCAGTCCCAGGTAGCATGGACTCCGAATATGTCTAGTATAGAATTATTGAGCGAATTTTTGTTTTCGTTTAGTTGCATTTCAGCCCCAGTATTGCTTGCTTCTTTAAAGTCCAGCCCTTCGTTTAGAATTAAAACATTGCTTTCGTTTGTGCAATAAAGGTTCTTCCATGCTTGCCTTATCGCATCCATGGCCTCTTTTGATATGCGCTTTTCAGCTTTAATAAAACCTTTTTTACTTCCGCCGGTTGAAACTAAGCTTTGCTCAAATTTCATTGTTGTGTAGGCTGACAGCAAAAGTTCGTTATTTTCTTCGATGACTCCTGTCCCGCTTGCCCCATCTTTGGTAGCTCTTAGTATCTTTATAAACTCAAATGGTTTATAGTTTTGCCCTAAAACTGAGATGTTATAGTCTTTAAATATCGGGTCATAGCTTTTGGATATAAAAATATCGTTGCAGTCTACATAGTGCAACGATTTTACGTTATTCCTCTGTTTATTAATATATGCGTAAGCATTGCCATCAAGCAAATAATCCCGAACCAGCGCTCTTTTAAATTGGATTCCGTCAAGAGTATCTTTGGTATCTTCATTTAAAAGGCCGCAACGCCCGTCATCAGTAACTTCTACGGTTTTTCTTTTACCATCTATGACATCTTCACGGTAGAGTTTTATCGGAATCATTGATACGATTTCAGAAATTAAATTTACACATCGTGCTATTGCAGGAATGTTTAGAGCCTGTTCACAGCTGATAGATTCTTGGCTTAAAATTGCACTCAAGAGAACATCATCTACGTTTGTTTGTTTTTCTTCTATATTT